AGCCTCCGGGGATGGACTTCACCGACCCATCCGCCGACTTGTAGAGCATTTTCCCGTCGGCCGAGTTGAGCGCGACCTCGCCCGTCCGAAGGCCGGCAGCGCCGATCGACTCAAGTGGCGTCGCGGAGTGCTTCAGCCGCACTTTGCCGCCATTTGTCGATGAGTCTTTCCATGGCATCGGCTAGTTCTCCGGCTTCGTGTGGCTCTTGGGCTGAAGGGCGTACAGGAGCCTCGTCTGCTCGTTGACCGCCTCGGCGATCTCTTTCTGACTGTCGGCGATCGTCTTCAGGAACGTCGCGTGCTGTTCGACAAGAGGCACCAAAACGTCCTGACGCAAAACGTAAAATGCCGCCAGCGCCACGAGGGTCGGGAAACCCCACCTCTCGATGATCGTCTTGAGCGTCTCGCTCACCTCTGCGCCACTCATCGGTCAGGTCTTCATCGTCACGATGCACACCGCCGCCGTCGCGGCAGCCTGACCGGCGACCAGCCGGATCGCCCCGGCGCCGTAGCAGGCATCCGGCAGGGCGTAGACCCTCGCCTCCGTCGCGGACGGGGCCAGGGTGATGTCGGCCGCCGACCCGCTGGCGTCGTACAGCCGGCCGAACGTGCCGGCCGTGGCGTCGGAGGCCCAGACCTGAATGCTGGTGGCGGCCGTCGAGACGGTGCCCATCTCCAGCGTCCCGCCGGCAACGTCGTCCCAGCGGAGGGTAGTGGCGGCGGCTACGGCCGTCGAGAGCGTGACGCCGATCGCCTTGAACTTACGTCGAATCTTCGGTTCGGACATGGCTGCGCACCTCCTTGTGCGTTGCGGGCCTCTGGGGCCACTCGTGGCGTGTCACCCTCTCATTGTAGCACTGAGTAGCCTATCGTAAGCGGCATCCACGGCCGCCGCGAGGTCGCCCATGCTCCCGGAGTTCACGATCTCTGCAGAGACATACTTGCCGGCCACGCCGGCCTCGCTGGCGTGCCGAGACGCGTCGCCAATCTCAGCCGCCCGCCCCGTGATCCGCCACACTTCGCCCCCGCGAGCCAGGATCGCCTCGGCCTCGTTGTTGAATCGAACGTCTGTAACCACGGCATCGGCCGCGCCCTCGATCCGCCGCAGCGTCGCCATGATCCAGATTTCCGGATGAATCATGTCCCGGCCCCACTCTGTCCCCAGGGACTGCAGCAGGCGCCGGGGGGAGTAACTGATCCAGCCGAGCGTGTTTTCTTTCCGGCTCCGGTCTTTCAACTCGTCGATCGTCAGGCCCGTAATGGCCGAGACGGCCTCGTACAGCGGATCGGCGAAGGCGAACTTCGCAAAGCCGTGCCTCGTGGCCAGGATTTCCGCCGCACTGTCTTTTCCGGACCCTGCGGCCCCGCACAGACCGATCAGCATGACTACAACTCCAGAACCCTGCCGTCGAACAGAATGGGCACACCCAGGCGGCCGGCGAGCCAGCGAATGCTGACGCCGCCGTCCCGCAAGATTGCCTCGCCGTCTCTAATCAGTGGCCGCCACCGCTCCGGCGTCGCGTCGACCGTGACCACGCTGCCGACGACTTCTCGGATCCCGCAGGCTACGATCGCCCGAGCGCAGTCCGGGCAGGCGAACCACGGGCAGTAGAGCCTCGCGCCCAGCGTCCTGTGGCCGTCGCGGGCGGCGGCGTAGATCGCGCCTCTTTCGGCGTGTTCGATGACCTTGTATTTCTCGGGCCGGTCGTGCCTGATCGGAGAGCCGGGCGAAAACCTGTTCGCCGCCATGACCAGAACATCGCCATTACGGACGAGGACTGCCCCGTTCTGCGTACTCTTGTCCTGGGAGTACGAGACGCCGTAGACCGCCGCGAGCCGCAGGAACTCAAGGTCGCTGATCATGACACGAACACCGGGAGGACTTTTGTGACCCTGTCGTGGTCGTGATCGACGATGATCAACGACTGCGATGGCGGCTGGTATTCCGCCTTGATTCTGTCGGCGAACGCGTTGTGGCCGATCAGGCTCCCGTTGGCCACGAAGCGATACGGGAGCCACGAAAAGCAGTGCCAGTGGCCGAATACGTCGAGTGACACTCGCCTGGAGATATTCCAGTTCGCGATGGCTTTGTTGGCCGGAATGGTCAGCCCGCCGACGCCGCCGCCAAACCGGATCGCGTGACCGTGGTGAAACCTGACCAGAAAGCCGTCGAGATCGACGACATTGAGATACCCCTTGCCGACCTGCCACTGAACGTGCTTGCGTTTCTCGGACGCCGCCATCGTCAGGTAGAGGTGCTGCTCGAACGAATGCTCGTTCTCGGTGGCGATGCGGGGCTTGTGTGTCGTTCTGCCGTGATTTCCGCTGGCCGTCGGCACCAACACCGGCGCGATTTCGGCCATGGCGTCGATGACGCCGCCCAGCCGCTCGCCGGCCCACCGCGTTGCAGCCAGCGGCGCCAGTTGCGTCGTCTCGACGAGGTCGTCGTGGATGTGGCCAGTGATGAAGTCCCCGAGGGCGGCGACTACGATCCGTCGGATGTTGGTCAGAGACTTCTCGTGCTCAATGAGCATCGACGCCCGCTGCACGAGTTGCTGGATCCGGCGCTCGGCGATTTCGAGGGAGTAGTCGTTCCCCGGGACGTTCGTCGCCGGGTCGACTCGTTCCTCAACGTGCCAATCGGAGCAGACGAGAATGGCCGTGGCGTCGGGCCGGCCGCCTCCGGACTTGGCCCTGCCGATTTTCTTGGGCCGCACGCCAGCCAGCGCCGTCAGGCTTTCGTGGGCCTGCTTCTCGCGTTCGAGTTGCCCGAGGGCCGCCTCGTATTTCTTGCGGAGGGCCGACAGTTCGCCGCGCAGTCGCGAGGCTTCTGCGTCCGCCGCAACCGCGATGACTCGATCTTTCATTTTCCGGATATCCACAGGCGAAGGGTGTCCAGGCCGCATGGCTTGATGCCCCGGCTGGACTGCAGGTCGGCGAGGATGGCGCGAGACAGCGACATCGCGGTCACGCCCGTTCCGCCGGCCTGAAACTCTGCCCGGATCTCGACGAGGTCATTTCGGACCTCTTCCGGCAGGGTGTCAAACCATGTCTGCCTGCGCTGCCCCGCCCTTGCCGCATCGAAGACGCGATCACGAAGGCGGCTTGCGATAGCCGAGCGACCAGAGGACGCGGGCGATGTCTCTGGCGGCCTCGGTGATGGTTTCTTCCGACATCTGGGGGAAGCAGGCGTGGAGGCACTCATGAATAATGGTCTCCAGAAGAGCGCGGCCCTTGAGCCGCTCGTCGACAAGAATCTTCCGCTCAGTCAGCGGATTCTTGGGGTCGGGCCAGTTCGCCCAGCCGGCCGCAGCGCCACGCAGCCGCGTGAACCGCAGGAGCCACTTGACTCCGGCCAACGTGAAGTGGTGGTCGGTCGGCATTCTGTTAGTGTCACTGGGTAGCGTTTAGGAGTCAATGCTTGTTTTTCTGGCGTTCGAGATTGCCTTCCTTACCAACACAGCGGCGGCGACCTTGATGAACGGCAGACCCTTCCTGGCCGCCTCCTCGCCCATCCACGCGACGATCTGGTCGATCTTCCTCTCGCACTCATCCGGCCCCCAGAGGTTCATCTGGATCGCGTGCGAGTTGCACTGGCAGTTCGCGGACGCCTTGATGCCGAGTTTCGCGAGCAGTTTTTTGAGTTCTGTCCCAGGCCCGGTCAGCATCCGCGAGAAGTTCACCGGGTCGCGTTTGGCGAGGGCGACCTCGCGAAACGGGACTCCGTTCCGCTCCGCGCCGACACGGCAGGCCGCGAATGGCCGCTGCGGGACGGCTGATTTTGGGACGTTCGCCCCGCACTGAGAGCAAGTCCACGAGTCGTCCGATTCGACCCACTGGCAGAACACAGATGCACTCACGGGCTCGTCCTCCCATCGTCCTTGTCGGGGCAGTTCGGGTATACGGGAATGGTTGCGGCGACGCTGACCGAGTAGCCATGCTCGATCACGACGTAGTCGCCGACATTCGCCGTCGGGCCGTTGAAGGGCTGCCGCCACAGTTCATAGTTGAGCGAGTCGCACTCGACTCCTTCCGGCCCAGGCGCGTAAACCTCCGAGACTTTGCCCTTCAGCCGGTAGAGCCCGAACGGCCCCTTTGGGTTGCCGTTGACGAACTGGCTGCCGGACGGCAGCGGCGACAAGGAGTTTAGTCCTTGCCCCTGGTCGCACAGGTTGGTGCTTTCGACCCTGTCTGGAGTTCCTATCGCCCCCGGCGCGCCGCCTTGACCGTATGGCCCGTTCACAGACATCCCCGTCCACAGGCGATACATCGGGTACGACCTGTTTAGGAGCGAGTGGTAGCACTCATTGAGGGTGCAATGTTCGGCGCGGCGGTGAAACGGCGGGTGGCTTCCTTGGATGAGGTCGTGCGTCGAGTTTTCCGGGTGATAGGCGTCGTACACCCACCCGTGCCAAGGGACATACGAGAGCATGGTTGCCGGCGAGCCGCCGAACGTGCTGCCGACCTCGATGTTCTCCATCTCCCACATCATGCCTGACTTGGGGTTGGCGTAGTCCCGACCGCCGAGGGGGATGGCGACGGGGTTCTGTTGTGTCGAGTGGAGCGGGTCTTGGGATTCCTCTATCGGTATTTGCACGATGGTGCATGATGTCACCTCGCCGAATGTCGCACTCGTCTTGTCAGTGTTGATCGCGACAGTCGCCCTGGCGCCGAATCCGGTGTCGCTTCCGGTGTAGACCGAAACATCAGGGTGCCTTACGCCGTTGGCCCATACCGTCCTATACATGAGCCCGCCGGAAAGAACCTGAAGTTCTAGGATCGCTCCGTTTTCGTCAACGTCTGTGATCAAGACTCGACACACGCCATCGCGATGCGCGAACGCTTCTTGAATGACCGAGTTTCCGTTGACAACCAGTTCAAGCGGAACGTGGCCGTTTGAGTTGAGGTTCTGCCCTTCGTACCACGCGCCGTTTGGGTTTGCGTCTGGGTCGTCGCCGCCGCTTCTGCCCCAGGCGTTTGCGTACTGCTGGCCGCCCTCGGGCTTCACCTCGAACTCCTGGCCTGCTTCGTACCCGCTGCCGCCGTTCGCGATCGTGACATCGGTGACTCTGAAATACGAGAACCTGTCGGCCGCCGGCTCGTGCAGTTCCCCGTCGGCATAGTCTGGCCTCGGAAATCCGAGGACTTGCTGAAGCACGAACAGGCCGATCACCCCACCGGAGCCTTCGCCGATGTCTGGCACTGCCTTCGGCAAGATCGGCGCGACGTGCCGCTTATCGACAAATGCGTAGTAGCCGCCGCCAGACTTCACCTGACCGCCAGCCAAAGGCCCGCCGATGGCGCTCTCGTTGGCGCCGTCCGCACCGATGATGGGGGTGATCTGAGCCCCGCCGCCTGGGCATTTGGGGTACGGGCGGTACTTCTTGAGCAGTTTGGTTTTCTGGTCGGCCTCCTGGGAGGATGCAAACACCTCGAACGAAATCGACTCGTACTTGTAGGGATTGACGATGACGCTGATCGTCGTCCGGCACGGCACTCGCTTCACCGTGACGCTCACCTGCGTCAGTCCGCCCGTATTGACATGGAAGCCTGCAATTTCGCTGACATCTGCCTGCCGAACCGGCACCCCCACGCCGTGCCAGTGCAAATAGCACAGGTCGGTCTTGTCTGCCCATCGGTATGCCCCCCGCTCGTCCGGGGTGGCGAGGTAGCAGAACATATTGCCCATGCCGAACCCGTATCGCCAAATGTCGGAGCCGTTGATCTGCCAATCCAGAACCGCTCCGTCGTCATCAATGTCGACGACCTTGGCAATCGCATCAGCGTACACCTCGACGCCCGGAGAAATCGGCGTGAACGTGATCGTGTCGTCGATCTCGTAGCCGGTTCCTCCGATGTCCACGCTGTTCGGGTGGCAGATCACTCTCGCGTAGGACGGGTAGTTCTTGGTCTTGTTGCCCGCAGAAACTGGAACGAAACACGCTCCGGGGACGAACTCCGGATCGCGAAACCACGGGACGATTTCCAGGTCGACTATTCCGCCAAACTCGTCAACCTTCACGACGCGGAGGCTCTGGTAGTACCGCTTGACGCCGAAGCCATCGACTTCAGGGCCTGCGCCGTACTTGTCTCGCCATGTGATCGGAAAGTTCAAGCACCCTGCGTCGAGGTCGGGGAAGGTGAGCAGTATCTCGCCACCACTGAGCGAGTTCATCCAGAACGGGTCGAAGTCAACCTTGAAAGACTGCCCCACCTCGTACCCGCTGCCAGGATTCAGAATCTTGACCATCCCGACTCGCCAACTGATAGGCTTCTGCGGCTTCGCCGCTTGATACCCGTACTCGGTGTTGCTGTAGAGTTTGTCTGGAACGAGGATTAGACGCAGATTGGCGGTGAAGTTCTCCTCTGGCGGTATCGCGATGAGATGCGGCCACACGGTCCCTTCGTGGGCGGTGCATTTGTACTGCTCGCAGATGCCCGGCTCTTCGGCGTTCGCCGGCTGCCTCGGCCCGCATCGGTAGTCGATGCAGTACCACGACCCTTCAGGCGGGTTCTCTGGCGGCGTGTCGGAGACGGCACACGACAGGCTCTGAATGATGTAGTTGTTGCAGTTGGCCGAGAACTGCCAGTTCCTGCGGCAGAACACATCGAACACGATGCGAGCGTCGATGTCATGCGCTGCCGAAGAAGTCGATCGGTTGACAGTCGCCGTGAACTCCGGGCGCATGTCGCTGGTCAGGCGATGGCAGATGTAGGAGTTGTTGTAGTCGGGGAGCCACGTTTTTCGGCCCGGATACCTTGAATGCGCGCCGGCGGGCCCATACACGATGCTGTCCATTCCGCCGGGAGGTCTTTGGCACAGGAGTGCAGTTCCTTCCTCCTCGCACTTTTCGGCGAATGCCGCGTCGGCGTTGAATCCGGTGACGTACACCTGACCCTCAAGGCCAGACGCAGCGGTTTGCCCTGGCGGGCATGTTCCAAACTGGAAGTCGGTGAACGGAATCATTTGGGGGAACGCGATCGAGGGCCATAGCGTCTGGTAGCAGCCCAGGTAGATAGAGTCACCCGAAACCACCAACTTCGTGCCGTCCCACACCAACTGATACTCAACCTGACACCCCAGTGCGTTGAGTTCGTAGGCGCAATCAAGGTCGCCGATGTAGGCGTCAGCAAAGCCTTGCTCCAGCGGTTCGGGAGCAGAGTCTCCGGAAATTCGCTGCACCCAGATAGGGATACTCGTCCCGGCCCAGCCGGAAGGGGTCACAGCGATTGACTGCGGCGCGCAGCACCGCATCTCGGGGCAGCAACACTGGCTCGTGTTGTTCGTCAAGAACGCGGGCATCAGCACTCCGCAGCGAGAAGAAGCCAAAGCGTGGTGTACGGACGCATCACGGGAACGTCCTGCCCTTCCACGTTGTCGTAGGCGCCCGTCCAATACTCGCCATCCACCGACGAGATCGGCAGGACGGCGCACCACATATACGAATCATTGCCGCTGCGCGTCGGGATGTACGAGAACAAGTTCATCGTCACGGCGACGACTTCTTCTCCGTTGGCGTCAAGTTCTGGCACCCAATCGTTTGGCGTGCTGGCGTTTGAAGGTTGGACGTAGAGTTTGACCAACTTGAGATTGTCGGAGCCGGTCTGTCCCGGCTCGTTGTACCAGGCGCCTGTGAACTGCCCGAGGCGGATTGTGGTTCCACCGCCGCCCCGGCGGGGGGCCATCGTCTGCAGTCGCACGGGCACCCTGGCGGCCCCACCTGACCCGAGCGGCGTTCCGTCAACACGCGCGATGACATCGCGAAGTTTGTCGCGAAGCCCGGGGCCGATCAAGTATCGCTCTGGCCTCTGAGCCATCAGAACAGCCTCAGTCCGAGCGTGTTGAAGTCGTATTCCCTGTAGATCCGATACCGCCAGACGAGAACCTTTGGGTTGGCGCTCTCGGACAGCGGGTATCCGTCTGATGTGAGCGGGACAGGCTGCGCAGAAGGAACCTGCGAGGCGCCGCCATTTTCGTACTCGAACACCCTGACCATGGCTCTAACTTTTTCGTTGGGGTCGATCCCCTCCGGGAGTGCGAGCGGGGTCTTGATTTTTCCATTCTCGTGACGGAGCGGCTGGCCAAAGCGGTCGATGAACGCAGCGGCGGCGTTGGGATTGAAAGACTTGACGTTGAAACCCGTGACAGGGATGGCAACATCCCAGCCGATGTCCACTTCCCGCATTACGCCGCTTTCGCCAGTAATGAATGCTGGGTTCTCTTTGTAGAGAAACTCGTAGGTCGCCGACCAGCCGCGAAAGATCCCACTGCCCCACGCCTCGACGACAGGCGACGACTGAATGGACCGCAGCAAGACGGTGGCCCTTGGGAATGTCCGGCCGCCGATCCTCATTTCATTGCTATTGATTCGCCCCACGGCGTAGGTTTTCGCCAGCGGATCGAGTGTTTGCGGCTGCACGACAGAAATGGTGACAATCGGCTCAAGCCGCACGACGCCGTCGTACATATCTCCGACGGGGTTCGCCGCAGCCGTTGCGCCATTTAGCGTCTCATCGTCGTTCACGAACCGCCACGTTCGGACGGGCGACTCGTAGGTGGCGACGCTCGTCGTCCAGTTGGCGGGCCTGATCTCCGGCGCGCCTCCTCCACCCCCCCCGCCGCTGCCACCCCCACCCCCGCTCGAAGCCCTGGTCGCGTAGTTGAACGTGGCCAGCAGAACCATGCGGCTCTCGCCGTCAAATCTGCCCTCGAACGATTGGCAGAAGATCCCGGGATTCGACGGGTGCTGGTCGCCGACATAGACACCACAGGCGCCCTGGAAATCGACGTACTCGCCCGGCTCATCGAGAACGATCCGAAAAACCCTGGTCAGGGAGTCGGCAATCGCCCCCTCGTTGGACGAGCGGGTAAACTGTGCGCCTGTGGCTAGTTCAGATACTGCCTGCGGCATGATCAGCCCTCTGTGATGTCGACGCGAAGCCTGGCGCCTGTCGTTCCCTTGGCTTCGTACTCAGTGCCGCTGGCGAGCCTGAGCAGCGCGGCCTCGCCGGCTCGCAGCGTTGCGAAACTCAGGAACGACCCGCCAGCGTCGATGCCGATGGCGCAGGTCGACGCGGTGTGCGTGGAGAGGTTTCTCATGTACGCCAGACCTACGGCCCCAAGGTTTGCCGTGCTTAGGCCAACGGCCGTGGACGAGAGCGTGTAGGTCTCGCTGCGGAGACCCGTCAGGTTCATGTTCGCGGTAACGCCGCTGACGCTCACCGTGTTGTCGAGGTTGTCCTTCGAGACGCGAAGTGATACTGAATAAGTGATGTCTGCCATGCTGCTTCCTTACAGGTTCAGGACACCGGGCGGTGCGCCGTTTTCTCGTGCGATCCGAACAAGTTCTTCCAGGCTGGACGACTGCTTCTGCAGTTCGACGAGGTCTTGGTTCCTGGCCGAATCGTCGCCACGCAGGAGCCGGTTGAGTTCGGCGGCCCCCTGAGCCGTAGTTACGTCGCTGGCCTGGAGCGCCGCTCGCGACGGCCCTTGCAGGACGGCGTTCTGGACTTGGTCGGCGAGGCCGAAGATGGCGGGGGCTGCGGATCGAAACGATTCACCTATCAACCGCTGCTGGTCTGCGGCGAGGTCTTGCGGGTTGCCGATCTGGCCGGCGTCGAAAGCGGCCTGAAGATCGCGGAGGCTCCGGCCAAGTTCTCGGCCAGCCCTCTCGGATGGACTGAGGGCGAGTTCGCGGCCACGGGCCTCGGCATTTTGCCGCTCCGCAATCGCGTTGGCTTCGTCTCTCGCCGCGATCGCCGAAGGGTCGGCCTGCGCGGCGGCGTCAACCTGATCCTGCAGACGGCGTCGCTCCGCAATCAGCGCGTCGCTGTTTGCGGCATTGCCTGCCAAGAGCGACTCGTTGATCTCTCTGATTCGGCGCAGAGACTCCGAGTTCGGGTCGACATCCCGCTCGATCCGCGTCCTGGCTGCGGTAACGGCATCCTGAACGCGAGCATCGGCAGCCCTCTGCTCGTCAAGGTCTCGGCGTGCCCTGTCGGCGTCAATCCGGTCGGCGTTGGTAGCCCCAGGCGCGGCGACCGCACGACGGGCCTCTTCCTCTCGCTGGGCGGCGGCCTGCACGTTTGCAGCCGACTCCTGAGTGGCCTTGTCGAGAGCCTCGGCAAAACGAGACAGCGCAACTGTGGCGGCCTCGACGGCAGCGGCCTGCTCGGCCAGACTCTGCAGTTGGGCCTGGGCCGCCTCCCTGACGACAGCATCCCTCGGGGACGCCTTCAGCGATTCTTCGACAGTCGTCCTCTCGGCCTCGATCTCCCGGAGCCGTCTGGCGAAGGCGCCGGAACCGAAACCGCTTGACTGAAGCGCTGCCGCAGCACGTTCAGCGATAGCGGCTGGAGTGCCCTGCGGATCGACCGTTGACCTGATGCGGAGAGCCCTGGCGGCCTGTGTCGCTGCGTCCCGATCGGCACGGCTTGCGTCAATCTTTGCCGTCTCTTCGGCGACGATGCGGTTCCGCTCCGAGTCGTCGATCCTGCCCCTCGACAGGTCTTCGTTTGCCCTGGAGATTCGCTTCTCGGAGGCCTGAATGCCTTCGGCGAGGGCGTCGAGAGACCCCTGAATGGCGACCGCCTCGGGGATTCCGCGCTGAAGTGCGTCTGCGGCGTTCTCCTGCGCGGTGGCCAAGGACTGCGACGCGCTCTTGAGCGACTTGAAGAAGTCCGCAAGATCGCCTTCGCCTTGCAGCCTGAGCCGAAGTTGCTCAAGTTCGAGAATCGCCTGATTGGCCGCCTGCGCGGCGGCCGTCTCAAAGCCAAATGCCGTCTGGTTGCCAATTGGCGACAGTTGGTCGATGAGATCCTGAATGCCGCTGGACTGCGCGGCGCGGTCGGCTGGCGAGTCCCCGAGCGGAAGCCCACGGGCGATGATCTGCGCCCGGCCGGCTGCCGCCCGAAGCAGCGGGCTCGCGTCGTACCCGAAGGCGGCGCCGGCCGACTCGCCGAGCCTGCCGGTCGCGATGGCGTCGACGGTCCCGGTGATGCCCTGAATGTTCCTTCTCGCCCGATCAAGGGCAGTGCCGACTCCGGCTACTGCGCCGGAAACGTCAGCGCCTGACGGCTGGCCGAGCGAAAGAAGCCTTTCTTCATCTTGCGAAATGCGCCTCGCGAGTAGCGCCCGTTGGCGCCGGATGGCGATGGCCCTGCCCGGCGAGGAGGCCTCTTCCTGCTGCTGCGCAAGCCGCTCGTCCTGCGACAGTCGGCGGACGCCAGCAATGTCCGTCGTCAGGAGGGACGCGCCCTGGAGTTCTCGCTGCTGACGAACGATCTTCTCAAGCGAATCCGCGAACTCGCTGGCCGATCGCGCTGCCTCAGAGAAAGCCGCCGACCCGAGGTTGCCAAAAGACTCTACGCTCTGCGCGACTTGCGATGCGAGGTTCTTCTGACGCTCAAAAGCCTTGCCAAGCGCCTTGCTCGTCTCCTCCGCTTCCTTCGCCGCCGTGACGTACCGGAGCAGCGCGCTGACAACCTGACCGCCAATGACAACGCCAAGGCCGATTGCAAGGCCGGTGGTTGCCGAGAGTCCGGGGATGATTCCGGACTGCCCGAGAAGCAGGCCGAGTTGCGTGATGTTGTTGCCGATCGCACGAAGGCGGTACTCAAGCCCGCCCGTCGCCGAAATCAGATCGTCGATGGCGAAAAGCCCCTGCTGCGCCGCCAGTTGCGCCACGGCGGCGCTGCCGACTCCAAAAGAACCCCTGTTCTTTAGCCCTCTTTCGGCTATGGCCCTGGCGCGGTCACGGCTAATGCCAATCGCGCCGCCCTCTCGGGACGCATCAGATACCGTGTCAATAAATGCATCACTTCGCTGCCTTGCCGCGAACTCGACAGCGCGCCTGGCGCGGTTCCTGCTTTCCTCGCTCTTGAACTTTCCGTCGGCGATCTTCTGCTGCTTGGCGGCGAGTTTCTCAAAGAACTTCAGGTCTCGGTCGATTGCCTGCTCGACTGTTCTGCGGCCAGAAATGTTTCCTGCCTCGAAGTTTCCGGCCAACTGTCGCCCGGTAGAGATGAAACTTGCCGCGCGCTCAAGGTCGGCGCCGAGTTTGTCGCTGCGGCTGCCGGAGATGGAGAGAAACTGGTCGAACCGCTTTCTGGCAGTCTCCGCTGACTTGAGTTTTGACTCAAATGCGTCGAGTTCTGGAAGCAGCGCTGCCAGTTTTGCTCTGTAGTTGTCTAACCCCTGCGCGCCTGCGGCCGTCGTCTTTGCATCGAATGCTGAACGGAGTGTCGAGTTTGCGTCGGCGGCCAGTTTCCTGATTTTGTCGAACTCTCCGGCTACGCCGGCGCTCTTGAGGTCTTTGACCCTCGAAGAAAGATCATCGAAACGCCCCGCGACGCTTCTGTTGAACTCCTCTCGCGACAGGGCGATGTCTTCCCGAAGGTTCACTGCGGCAACGGACGCCTGTCGCCTTCTGCCGAGGATCGGGCTAGCGCCGATGATGTTGTTTCGCTGAGTTTGGGCGTCGCGCCTGATCTTGTCGATCGTCCTTTCTGATTCAGTTCTGATCAGCGCGTCAGCCTTGTCGAAACCGCTTCTCCCGAAAGCCTTCGTCGCGTCTGCGGCTGCCAGCGCCTCGATGGCCTGCTTCGCCCGCTTCGCCGAGACCTCGCTGCGGTTGAGTTGCTCGATGACCCGGCCGACAGATGAGATCAGCCCGTCAAACCTCTGATCGTCGCCGTCTCGAAGTTTTGCCGACAGCGAGGACAACTTTTCGGTGAGTTTGTCGACCTGAGACGCGGCCTGCGGGGAGACAATCTGGCGGATGCTCGCGCTGCGGAGTTCTCGGTCAAAAAGGCTATTGATCGTCTCCTGGCGAGAGACCTCGCTGTCGAGCCTCTGCTGGGCGATGCCGCGAAACTGCAACTGTCGCGGCGTGACAGCGCGTCCGTTTCGCTCGGTGTTCGCGATAATCAGTTGCGCCCGGGCCACCCGGGCCGCAGCCCTGGCCACTCGCTCGGCGCTCTCCTCGGCCTGCACGGCGAGGTCGGCGAATACATCCGACCGGAAGGCCGCCGGCACGGCCTGGGCGCGGTTTCGCAGGTCAAGCGACCGCTGGAGCGAGTCTCTTGCCCTGGCCTGGAAGAACGACCCACCCGTATTGTTGGCATTGAGGGCGTCGGCCAGCCGGCCAAAGTCGCCTGCGGCTGCCGTCGCCCGGCCGAGAGCCACGATTCTGGCACGCAGGTTGTCGATCCGCTGCTCGGCGGCCGAGATCGTCGTCGTGCCAGAGCCGATTTCACGATACAGCCGCTGAAACCCTCCCTGAATCCGGTTGAGTTCCGGCGTCAGTTGGGACTGCAGGGCGTTCGACAGCCGCTCGACCTGATTTTTGACATCGGTCAGCGGCCTGCCGACATCCTCGAACGCTCGCAACTGCTGCCGCAGCCGGCCCGGATCTGGAAGGCCAGCGCCGAGCCCCTGCCGCTGGAGGTTCTGAATCTCCCGCAGCGTCCGCTGGAACCGCTGGAGTTGCGTCAGCGTGCCGTTTAGGGCACGGTTGTCGAGATTGAACTGCAGCCCACGAGCCTGCTGGGCGAACTGATTCAGTTCACGGCGTGCTGTGCCGATCTGGCGACTGAAGTCCTGCGTGTTCGCAGTCAGGACAGCCGAGATTTTGCCGAGCAGTGCCATTTTGTTACTTCAGTTTCGCCAGTTCAGCCCACATCTCTTCCTGAGTCTGGTGCGGCCGTACCACTGACGGGACGAAGATTTTCTCTTCAGGCACCCGCTTGTAGTTGCCGCTCGCCGCCATGATGGTTCGGCAGATTCGTGCCGTTTGCCACCAATGGTCAGGGAGCGGCCACCTCTGGTCGTAGGCGAACCACTCGCTCAGTTCTTCGGAGTCAATCTCACTCAACAGCCTCTTGACGGTCATGCCAAGCGCGAGCGCTAGGCGGAAATAGAATCTCCGCTCAGGTCGCTCGGTGAATCTTTTCCCAGGCCTTCCACAGCCTCCTGCGTAAAGGCGTTGTGTGCCCAGGCCTTCTCGAACAGCCGGTTGATGACGACGCTCGACTTCTTGCCAAGCGCGTCAGTGTCGTCGTCCGAGAACAGGCGTTCGCCGGAGTCGTCGCACAGCGTCAGGACGAGGAACCGGACGCGGAACGACTTCATCTTCTGCTCGGCGTAGGACTCCTCGAACGCGTCTCGCTCAAGGCCGGAGAGCGTCTTGACGAACACATCGCCCTTCCATTCCGGCACCGGAATGGCATCACTGAGTCGAACGTCCTTCGCAGCGAGGATTGCAGTCTTGCTGAGAGCCATGGGATTCCTTTTGTCGCTTAGTCTGTGAGGTTGATCAAAAAAGACGCCTGCCCGCGAATAACGTCACCAACAGCCATCTCGTGCGTGAGGGACTCCACGGCGGCCAACTTGGTGATGTTGATACTCGGAGACGATATTGAGAGGGTCCCGGTGGCCCCCTGCATGAACAGCGGGGCAGGCGTGGTCGCAGTCCGGATGAACTCGATCGACACCTTGGGCGCCGTGAGGATGGCACCGGTGGCAACCAGCCGCCGGTAGCCCACGGGGTCGGCGATGGCCGTCATGTCGACGACCTCGCTCTGCGCCTCCTCTATCGAGATAGAGGTGACGTTCGCGGAAAACCCGCTGAACGAAAAAGTCGTGCCATGCGACGAGATCGCCACTGCCGCCTCCCGTCACGCATTGATCAAGCGAGCCGGAAGGTGGCAGAGCCTCGCACGAAGTCGCCCACCGAGCCGCCGATGCTGGCCGTCGAGCAGGTCGCGGTGCCACTGATCGAAAACGGCCCCGAGATGCTGAGTTGCCCAGACACGCCGGCAGTGAGGATCGTGGTCGAGATGTAGTCGATCTGCACCTCGCGCTCGGTGGCGAAGCCGCCGATAAACACACGCCGCGCGTTCGGGGCGATGCCAAGGTGGGTCGCGTCGAGGAGGTCTTGCGAGTCATTGACCTGCACAGAAGTCACGGTGATGGTGCTGCCACCGAACGTGAACGTCATTCCCTGTGACGAAACGGACATTTGCGTGCGCCTCCTTGCGCGAGAGAGTGTTAGCCGGTAGCCTCAGTCCAACGAATCTGAAACAGTTGCCGCACTTCGTAGGCTGGGGGCAGTTGCGCCCCGACCGCCGTGGGATCGAGGAAGTCGTCGACCTCGGACACCAGCCTCATATCGTGTATTGTAACCCCAGATAGTGTGCCAGTGTGGCCATCCAAGGCCAGCCGGACCTCGTCGGCCAACTCCTTCGCGCCGTCGTAGGACAGCGACCACGAGGCCACCTGCATGGAGACCTCGGGCATGAAAAGCGGGGTGTTCGAGAGCGTGCCCTCGCGACGGACGTTCGCCCGCTTGTAGATGATGAACGGCATGGCGGCCCCCTTGGGCACGGCGATCGGGTAAATCTGGAACCCGACCAGCCGGGCCACGCCCGGGGCCGAAGTCAGCCGCGTGTAGATATGCCGTTCCGGCAGCAGAAGCATCAGAGAGCCCCCGAGACTGCGGCGTTGATCGCGTCGATCAGCCCGTTGCGGATGATGCCCTGAACCTGGGTCCGCCGGGCGTTGATGGTGTTTTCCATGAGGTGATAGGCCGGCATGGCACCGTAGTCCTCGCCCGGGTGCAGGGTGAACGGCCGGGGGCCGTCTCCGGCGTCCGGAAGGAAGTCGTGGGTGTACCCACGGCCGGCACGGGCCTGCCTCGTCGGCTCCCGCCACGAGGACATCAGGAAGTAGTACCCACGGCCGCGCCTCGAAAAATCGTCGCTGTCTTCGAGTTTGGCCACCTTGGTCATGCGGCGATTGATGATCTGGTGGACGTTGACGTAGGTCTTGCGGGTTCCGCGAGACTGCGGTCGGCGGCGGCCGTTTGACCCAAATTCCACCAGCCAACTGTGATTCCCGCTTGCAACCTCGCCGGTGGCCCCCTGGTTGCCGGTGTGCCTTGGGCCGGCGATGGCGACAGTGACGCCGGGGCGGTAGGTCCGCACCTTGCTCGTGGTGCTGCGGGCGAGGTTCCCGGTGGCGTCGTGCCTCGCCGCTGCCGCCCGGTAGGTGTTGACGATCGGCCGAGCCGCCCGGCTCATGATGGCTTCGAGTGTCGTGCCGGCGGCCAGGATGCCGGCGACGTTCTCCAGTGTGTCGATGACGGGCTCGACCCCTCGAACGTCGATCCGAACGAAAGCGCGTGCGGCTGCGAGAGACATTACTGCACCTCTTTGGCGAGGATTTCCAGCGCGGTGCTGTTGTCCCTGGACACGACGCTGGCAATCTCCATCGTCTTGCCGTCGCAGATGAGCCTGTCGGTGTGGACAACGTCACTGCGGTAGCGAATGCGGATCTTGTGCGTGGCCACGACGTTTGCCTGCTGGGCCTGGAGGATGTCCCTTGAAGACAGCCCGTCAACGCTGCCCCAGACAGTCGCGACCGTGACCCACGACAGCGTGGTCTCGCCAGACGGGCTGCGAGACTCCGACGGCCGCTGAATGGTCACTCTGTCGCGGAGTTTGCCAATGTTCACGAGACTGTGCCCTCGCCAATGAGGACGATTTCGTATGAGCCGGCAGTTTCAGTTGCGTTGAAGACGGCAATCCCGGCGGTGGTGCCTGCGGTCGACCATCCTGCGGCCCCCGGGGCGACCAGCGCGACCGCGCCTCCAGGGGGCACAAGGACGCCTCTTTCAGCGACGAATGGGCCGGAATACCAATCGCCGGCCCTCCCGAGTTCAAGTTCGACGGTGCCGGTGTTCTTGAAATAGACAGCCTTGAGGGCTGCCATCGCGATCGTCCCGCGATCGTCAGCGAAGCCGGAGAACGCATACACCTCGTCGCCGTTATCCTGAACAGTCGCGGACGCGCTGAACGCAACCTGCGCCTGGTTCGCTCCAGTGCCGTCCGAGAACGCGACGGCGTAGGTGGCGGGAGTTACTCGCATCTGCCTGGACAAGTCTCCACTCGACGACTCGTGGGCGACCATGGATAGGAGGACTTGGGCTGAAAGCGGCATCGGTCAGTTCCCCATAACGAAGATTTCGTAGGACGAGCCGCTCACGCCGCCGATGCGCAGGCGGCTGCCGCCCGAGGTGGTGGCAAATCCGCTGGAGTTCGGGCACGACAGAAGATACGAGCCGCCGGCCCGGATAGGCATTCCCCGCAGCGTCAGGCTGCCGAGGTTGATCATTGGGGCGAAGTTCCACGCCAGCGTGTCAACAATGAAGTTCCGAAAATCCACGCCGTTGTAGCCAGCCGAAAGCGCCATGTCCGACGACGACAAGTTCTTGACGCACAGGAGTTTGACGGCCGAGACGCCGAGCGTGGAGAAGTCGATGTCGTCGAAACCAAAGGCACCGACGGCCCTGCGGTCGCTCCAGACCTTCGAGCAGTCGCCGACGGAGACGGAAATACTGAGCGGGTGCTGATCGACAGACGACGTAAGCCCAGACTGAGCCGTCTTCGTCGCCTTGATGTCGACAACAACCTGCGCGGCCAGCGTCATCGGTATCCGCCCCACCCTGACGCGGCCATCAGGGTGTCGAACGTCGTCGGGATCGGGAGGATCTGCGAGTAGCCGGCGACCACGGGCTGCCGGGTCTCGTACCAGTGCGCCACGAGAAGCAGGATGGCGTGCTTGAGCGTGTTTGGCGCGCTGGCGCCGGAGGCGCCGTACCCGGCCGACCAGCGGACGGTGACGCTGTTCTCGTCGCCTCGAACCGCCGGCCAAGTCTCCTGATAGTTGGGATAGATCCTGCCAGGGGTCGCGTAGTGGTCGATCTGGAAGGCCGACGCCGCGCTGGTGATCGTCCGATTCGTCCCGGCCTCGTCGCGATAGATGACCGTGACGGTACCGCTCTGCATCGGCGGCCTGGGCAGGACAATCTCCCACAGCGGGAAGCAGTCGTAGCGCGCCTCCCAGACGGTCGTGATGATCGAAATGTCGAGGATCTCCTCGACATACTGCCTCGCCGTCGAGATCAGCGTCGTCAGGTACGAATCCTCGTCGCTGGAGTCGACGCGGCACTGAACCTTCGCCTCCGCAAGCGTCACGGGCTCGACGGCCGGCGCAGTGTGGCGAACGAGGCTGCGGTACGGCGTGACGCTCGACGACGGCTCGCCGGGGATGCCGTAGCGGATAGTGATGGTCACTTGAACCTCTTCTTTCCTTGCGGCTGGACAGCCCGTTCCGCCTGCCGCTCAACGGCCGCCACCTCGACCGCGCGGTCCTCGACCTGGGCGACGAGGCCTCTCGCGACCAGCACGCGGGCCATGCCGTCGCCCCACTCGAACTCGCTGCCGACCTTGTAGCCGCCAAACGGCTTGACGATGCGAACTCTCATTTCATGAACCCCCAGGCGTCTTCGGGCGGGGTCTTGTCCAGATTCCAGAACTCGGTGCAGTGCTGCTGAACCTTGCCGTCCGGGACCGACCGCGACGGCCAAGTGATCATCAGTTCGGCGTGACCAACGCTGATGTTGGTTGCGATGCCCAACTTGTTGCCAGAGGAGCAGAACTTCTTCCAGAAGTAGATGTCCTCGTCAATATGCCCACCGCGATAGTCGCCGCTGTCGCTGGCCTGGGCCAGAAAGAACGGCTTGCCCATCTTCTTGATGGCTGACGTTCGGATGAACGTGCAGCCGAAGTGGGCCGTCTCGACGGGCTGCACCGGCTTCGAGAACCAATCCGCCTCGACGGTCGCCTTGTCCTCCGGGCTGACGCCCGGCAGGGCGAACATGACCGTATTGGCCTCGCGCTTGGTCTGCAGCGGGGCGATTGCGTCGTACCCCGAATACATCATCAGCGTGAGGAGCGCCTCGACGGTCCTCGACGTAAAGATCGTGTCGTAGTCGATCGTCAGAATGACATCGTGCGACTCGATCGTGTCTTCCATGCACCGCTGCAGGCACTGCCCCCAGAACGCGCCGGTGTATTTGATCGGCGAGATCCGGTGTGGTGCCAGCGCTGCGGTGACGCAGAAGAAATTATCAGTGAAGCCGAGGCGGGGGCAACTCATCAGAGCGGCCACCTTGACCTCGGCTTCACACTGACCTACACGAACCAGCATCTTTCGCTCCTTGTAAGGAGCGGGCGCGCATCCTTGCGCCTTGACCGGCCGTCACTGGCCGTCCCGCTTGTACGGGATCAGCCCTTGACCAGACCGATGACGTTGGTTTCCGCAGCCGTCACGGGTGCTTCTTCGGCGCGGCCGAGCCGCGCGACGATGCCAACCGTGGCGGTCGCACCGGGCGAGTAGGACACCTTGAGGTATCGCTTCTTCGCCTTGGTGTCGACATCCATCTTCAGCACAGCCGCCGAGGCGGTTCCTGCCACAGAGATGGCCGGAATGCTGAAGCCACCGGTGCCGCCTCCGACGAGGGCAGTGACGTTCGAGAAGTTGGCGTTGCTCTCGTCCGACTCCTCGACCTTGACGGCGGTGGCGAACACGGTCGACGCGTTCGAGGCACGCACAACCGTGATGCTGGCGTGGTCGTAGCCAAGGGTGTCAATCGTCATCGTGGCCGTGGCCGTGGCGCCCACCGCAGCGGTGGGCAGTTCGGCGACGATCCGTTCGTTCTGGGAGTGAATCATGCTGTCATGGCTCCTTTATCACGAGGCGGCCGAACGGAGGGCAACCACGGGGCCGACCTCGCTGTTCGTGCCAAGGGAGTGGTGGTTCACATCGAATCGCATCGTGCCCTGGAGGAGCAGTTGATCGGTGGTCGCGTAGACCTGATCGAACAGCCGCACCGAGAAGTCCCGACGACGGGCGTAGATGCTGGACAGGCCCATGTTGCCGAACAGAACCTTCACCTTGCTGGTGTCGGCACCGAGCGTGCTGTTGAGGACATGCACCATTCGCACTGGGTATCCCAGGAACGTCTCGCCAGCGTCGCGGCCGAGGTTGTCGACCGTGTTGCCGCCAGCCGCGTACTTCAGGCGGCTGATGCTGGCCGCGTAGCCGGCCGGAGAGACGTACCACGCGGCGCCCTGGCGGGCGTACAGCGGCAACTTGCCCATGGCACCGAGGAAGTCCTCGATGTCGAGGGTCTCGAACGAGGTGTTGCCCGACGCGGCGGAATGCACCGACGCCGTATGCGTGCCGTCGTTGATCTTGTTCACGACGCCGTTGATGCCGCCGAACTGGCTGGTGCCGTCGCCGAGCCAGCCGCAGGTGTCGATCTTGTACGCCAGCGAGGTGGCGAACTCGGCAGCCACGGCGTCGGCCAGCGACACCAGGGCATCCTCGACAACCTCGCTCGACATCCGGCAGGACACCGCGAGTTTCTTGGCCGTCAGCGAGACGTTCGCATAGGTCGGCTCGCTCTCGGTCACGCTCGACCCCTCGCCCACAAAGTAGGCGGTGGTGCCCGAAATCCGCTTGGGCACCACGAGGGTGTCGCGGTTCATCGACACGTTCTCGGCGGCGCCGGGGAAGGTGCCGAAGGTCTCGACCAGCCGGATGACCCGGTTGGCGAACTCCTCGGGAACCAGCGCGCCGCCGGCCGAGTTGCTGCCCTCGTTCAAGGCGCGGCTCTCGACGCCGTGGTCACGGCACCACCGGAGATCGTCCTCGCTGCGGAACACCGTGGCCCGGAGCCAGCGGCCGCAGCGATAGGCCGACTCAACCGCTTCGGCCGAGTCGTTGAAGGCCCGAAGGGTCGTGTGATGCGGGTGGATCGCCCGGATCTCGGCCTTCTTCGGCGCCTCGGCCGGGGCCGGCGTGGGGGCCGGGGCGGCCCGCTCGACCACCGAGCGAAGTTCCGCCTCCTTGGCGGCCAGCCTCTGCTCGAACTCCAGATCGGACTTGACCTTGTCCGCCTCGTCCGTCAGCCGACGGAGTTCTGCGGTCTGCTCCTCCGACCGCTCCTCGATGTCGGCGAGTTCGTTGAGGCGAGCGGCGATGGCCGCGGCACGATCCTGAAGACGCTTGAGGTTGGAAGCCATTTGGCTGTTGCTCCTTGTCTGAGCCAGCCAAACGCAAAAAAGCGGCGGCTGGCGGGGTGTTTCCCGCAAGCACGCCGCGACAAGAATCCTCAAGTCGCTCGCACTGCTCTCCGCGAAATCCATCGCGGAGCAATATGTCTACCTGTAGCCTACAGAGCCGCCGCAGCGCGGTGCAAGTCAGTCGGCGGGCGGCTACGAGACGATCGTCGCCTTGACGCCCCACTTGGCAAGAAACGCCACAGCGTCTTCGTACAGTTCAGCGCGAGTCTTGTCGGAGTCGATGTATTCCTTGATGCGGCTCTCGCCGAACTCCTCGCGGAGCATCCCCAGCGGCGCCGACTCGTCGTCGGCCTCCCACCCCATCGTGTCGTAGTCGAACCACGCGTACCAGCCGCTGCCTTGGATGAACTGGGTCGACGGCGGAAGCGCTGCCACGGCGGCGTCGAGGTCCGCCTGCGTGTCCGGGGTCTGCTTCGGCCAATCGGCGTTGTCGAGGTCGTCATCCGGCGACGCGTCGCCGTAGTCCCACCCCTCTTCGTCGCTCCCCGTTGGGTTGAGCGCGTACTCGTCGTCGGCTGTCATTTTGCACCTACCACTTTGCCCTGTTGTCGACCAGACGACCGCGAACCACACCGCCGAGTATAACGATCTCCTGCTCGTGCATACATCCGAAGCCGGTCGTACACATGGACAAAACCTTGTTGGCCGGGATGGTTGTCGTCAAGTGTCTGGCCTTCTTTCCTGTGCCGGCAAATCTCTCCGCGACCGCCTTGCTCATCGAAAAACTCGACGCGGGCTGAAGCGGTACGTCCTGGTCCCCGCCCTGGTTGACCCTGGCGCTGCTTTCGTAGCCCCGCACAAGCGTCAGTTCTGTTATCCCCTTGCTCTTGAGGTCTGCCTGCGTTGCCTCATGATGCGACTTCAGGACGGCATGAACGACCTTGTGCTTTCTGATTTTCTCGACCGTCTCTTTCCAGGCTGGAAACTTCTTCAACTGGTCTGTGAGTTTGCGCGTGTGTGCGCGCTTGATTTTGAATACGTCCGACGCGGCGTATTGAACCCCAATGGCCGGAGCGCCCTTGCTTGAGGTTGCCGCCCATCCGGTGACCATGGCGGCCGAAATCGCATACCTCCTGTGCAGGCTTTCGGGGATGCCTGCTTTGATAAGTTGCTCGGCATTTGTAGGCCCAAGGAAATCGCCGGCCCTGAACAGGCTGAATATCTCGTCGTCTACGTCGGACTCCTTTATCCCCATCTTGTCGAGCCGCATCGCAGCCTGATGGGAGATGAACCGCTTCTGCTCGCTGCGGATTTTCGTGCCGTCCGACACCGCACCGGAACCGTAGTACCAGCCGGCCTTGAGGTGTTCGCCGAACACCAGCGACCGGTCTTTGCTGAGGGCGTCTTCCTGTGCGATGGTCGTGCTGTTTTGCTTGAGCATGAGCGTTTTGCCCACGCTGACGGCTGGCTTCTCGGGCTCGCTCTCGGCTTTTTTGACAGCCGCGATGGCCTTCTTTTGGGCCGCCAACTTTGACTTGAGTGCGTCGAGTTCCTTCCTGATACTCGGCGCAGACGCCACCTTCAGGGATTCGCTGGCTTTCCTCAGTTTGAGTTCTTCGATCTCCTGCTTGATGCTTTTGGGAGTTCCTGCAACAGTCAGCCGTGCTGTCGCCTTCTTGATGCGGATTTTCTGCAGCAGCGCGGCGCGCTTCTTGTCGGCAGCCTGCTTCGCCGCCTTCTTTTCCGCCGCGTCCCGCTGGTCTTTTTGGGCTTTTCGTTCCGCCGCCTTGCGACGCAGGTACTCGATCTTCTTCGCTTTTGCCTTCGCCTCTCGCTGCGGCTTCGCGGCCTCGGACTTCTTCCGATCGAGCGCCTCCTTGCGGGCCTTCCTGGCGGCCGCCTTCTCGCGGAGTTTCTTCGCCAGCGCGAGGTCAGCCTTGGCGTCGGCTTTCTTCAGGCCGCCGCCTTGACCAAGGGGGCGCTGCGGGATGCCGTCCTCCTTGGCGCACTGGTTGCCGGCCTTGAAGCCCCCCTTCCCGGTCCCGCAGCCAACCGACGGCCCGCCCTTGCCGGCGACGCGGGCGACCGCCTTGACCTTCTTGTTCTTGCCAGGGGCACGCCGGCCGCCGCCGCCCATCCTCGCGCGGGCCTCGGCGATCGCCGCAATCAGTCTTGCGATGGCGTCCATGCCAAGTCGCCTCCGGTGGTTACAGCCTCAATCCAATCGAGGTACTCGGAGACGTTCGTGTGCCCGCTCTCCTGCCCGTTCGTGCTTTTGACGGCGCCGCGGCCCTCTCGCATGACGATCGAGTGAATCCCCGCCAACCGCCCCCGAACGAGCAGCGGCCCGCCGGAGTCCCCCGGAGCCGTGAGCATCTCCCTCGGAGACGTTCCGGCCGCGCCGTGGCACACCCACAAGTTCCGCTCGCGGCGGCAGATCGTGTTCGTCCCGGCCCGCAGCCGGCCGTCGAACGCCTTCCATCCGGCGTCGAGCGTCCCCTCCGCGCCGTAACCCACCACGACCGCGTCGTCGCCGACCGCCTCGGTGCCGTCAGCCAGTGGTGGGTAGGCCTCCAGGCCCAGCGGCTCGCTGACTTCGAGGAGGGCGATGTCGTGCTGCCCCATCATCGCGTGCTGGAAGCCGCTGTGGCAGACGATGCGGCGGATCTTCCACGAGCGCCGGCCGTTCCGGACGGTGGCTTCTTTGGCCTCGTGGACGATATGCGCAGCGGTGATCGCCCACGAGTCGGAGATGGCGACCGCCGTGCCGACCCCCAGGTCGCCGCCCTCACGGGTGGCTTCGATGGTCAGCGTGTATTCGGCGTGCGGCTCGGCGGCGTCGAGGTACTCAGAGTCCTCGACGTTCGGGTCGCGAGTGCCGGCGAGAGACATCAAGGCGGCGACTAGAACCAGAAACCTAGCGACGGACCCCATGAGCGGCAGTCTCCAGTGACTTGGCCTTCAATCGAGCCGCCTCGGCCGCCGGATCGACGGCCCGCTGGCTCTCGGTGGCCGGCTCCGACAGCCGCTCCTCCGGAATCACCCACAACTTGCAGACCGCGTTGGGGTCGATCTCGCCGGAAACAACGTCGCAGGAGCCGCCTTCGTTCCAGAACACGCAGTTCTCACACCGAATCCCCCGCTCGGCGAACGGGCTTTCGTTCATGTAGTGGGCGCCGTCGGGGCCGCCCTGCGGCCACTGGCCGTTCTCGACAGCGACCTGGGCGATCGCCTCGTAGAGCGCGAAGTTCGCCGGGGACAGCGACTCGGCGTCCTCCTGATTCTCCGGCTCGGGGTCGACGGCGCGGCCCTCCATGGCCTTTGCCTTGCGGGCGGACCAGTTCTTCGCCGGCGTGCCGCCCCACAGGAGCCACGCGACGAAGCCGGGCTTTTCCTCGCCCGGCTTGTCCCAGCCCTCGGACTTGCTGGCCGACTCGTGCCTCGCAAACCACGCGTTCATTTCGCGAACGTGATCCTCGGTCAGTTCCTCTCGGCGGGCGATCTTGTTCGCCCTGGCCACGGTCTCGGGCTTGAGCCCGTCGCCGGACTTGCCTTCCTCGTGCAGCCGCAGCCCGCGCTTGGCCGCCGCCGCCATGCCGGCCGTCGGCTTGAGGCTGCCGGCGGCACGCTCGTCGGCCGGCTCGTCAGTCATGACGCCGGCGGCGACGAGGTCGGACATCGGCTTGCCGATGAACTTGTCGGTCTCTTCCCAGACGCCCTCTTCGGACTCCCAGATCCGAACGAGCGCCGCCGGAGACTCCGGCGTAGCCTCGATCGAATACTCGGAGCCATCCATGCCAAGGCGACCCTCGGTCATGACATGCTCGACGCGGCCCACCCCGCCGTCCCACGCTACGAAGTCACCGACATCAAGCATGGCTCGCGTCTCGCCGCGAGCGATCTCCATTGCTCGCCGGCTGACGAACGTCTCGGTGGCTGGGTACGCGGGCCGAAGCACGGGGCCGACATCAAAGAGACCGTCGAAGTCGACGATTTCCCTGAGTTGCCGGCCGTCCTGCATCTTGCTCCAGCGCTCGCCCTGCCCCTTCACCTTGAAGGCGAACGAACTTCCGCGAACATCCCCGCGCTCGATCGCCTCGACAACGTCAGCGCGGCTCTCCGGGGCGTCGATTTCGTACCGCAGGCCGCGCTCGTCGACCGACAGCCGCAGCGTGCCGGCCGACTCGCGGCCGAGCAGGAACATTGGCTCGTGGTTGTAGAGGGCGACGACATCGGTGCCGCGACTGATGACGTTGTCGAAGGCGCCTGGGAGAATCCGCTCCACGAACCCGCCCAAGTCCTGCGAGTCGGACTGAAACAAGGCCGCGTAGCCACGAATTGTGACCTTCTTCTTGCCGGTCTTGTCGCACAGGCAGCGTTCGACGGCCGTGTCGGACTCGATCAGCCGGCGTTCAATGTCTTCTCGACCCTGTCCGTCCATGTCTCAAGCGCCTCTTCGTAGGGGCGGCCGCTGCGGTGGCACGAAAGCAGGAGATCCCGCGTTTCGTTCATCCAGCCGGCCGTCAGTTCCTCAATCTGTCGCCCTGCCGCCTGTGCGGCGTCACAAAGTTCCGTCCGCATCCGCTTCTCGTGCGCCTCCAGCCACGCCGCCAACTTGGCTGGCTTCGTTCGCCGTTCGCGAATCCCGTCCGCTTCGACGGCGGCCAGTTTCCGCAACGTCTGCTTGAGGAGAACCTCGGCCGCCGAGCGAGCGGCGTCCGCCGGCATCTCTTCCTCTGGCGCTGGCGCTGGCTCCGCTTCCTCCTCGGGAGCGGCGGGCTCCTCTTCGGGGTCGGTGGGCGGAACCTCGGGCTCAGGCGGCTGCACCACAAAGGATTCGAGCAGGGCCATGTTGACCTGCACGAACCGCTTGTCGCCGCCCTCGATCGGGTTCATGCCTTCGGCGGCCCGGATTTCGTTTATAGAAAGAACGCCAAGGTTCCAGAGTTCCCGGAAATACTGGGCGCGACCAGCGTTGTCCCCACGGAGCAACCCGCGAACGTCGAACTCGGCAAAGTAGTTGTCGTCGTCGGCGATCAAGTCCCGGCGAACGGCGCTTTCCCAGCGACGCAGCCACGGCACAAGCGTGAACGTGACGAAGTCCAGCCCCTGCTGCTCGACCGACGAATACGACGATTTCGTCAGGTCGCCGATCATGTAGGCCGGCACTCGGTAGGCGCGGGCGATTTCCTCGACTTGGTAGCGCCTGGTCTCAATCAGTTGGGCTGACTCGTTCGACCCAGAGAGTTCCCGAACCTTGATGCCATGGGGGAGGACGGCTGTCTTGGACGAGTTGTGCGGGCCTCGGCCGTGGATGTCGTCCCACGACTGCCGTAGCCGCTGGGCCGTCTCGGGCTTCAGAGGCTGGTCCGATTCGAGGACGATCCCCGGCCTCGCGCCGTTGCCAAAAAATGCCCCAGAGTGTAGTTCTGTAGCCCGCGCTAGCGCGATTGCCTCGCGAGAGATGGTGGTGGGGACGTAGCAGTTCACGCCGTCTTTCGTCATCCACGGGATGCGAAAAATCTGATCCTGGCTGTACGGCGTCGGGGTGGCCTTGTCGGGTTCCTGATACAGAAACCGCAGGCGGCCGTTCTTGATTCGCTCGACCGTCATGCGGCTGGGGTGCAGAGGCCAGAGTTCTGTCACGGCCCCGAACTTGCCCGGCCGAATCTCGGCGTAGGCGGCGCCCCAGAGCATCGCCCACGACTGCATGAGTTCCCGGAACTCGAAACTCGTCATCCACGAGTTCGGCTGTTGAGACAGGACGCGGTTCAGGGGCATCCCGCCGGCGATTTCCTTGCCGCCGGCCGTCAGCGCCCGGTAGAGCGAGAAGGGCAGGGACGCGACCGACTCGGAGACCACCCGGACGCAGGCCAGGACGGCGCTGCACTGGAGGGCTGTTTCAGGTGAGACATAGACGCCGGAGACAGTTTTGTTGCTGTCGGTGATTTCCTCGAACACGCGGGACAGCCCGCTGCGGACTTCGAGGATGTCGTCGATCGCGGCGTTCTGTGATTCCACTACAGCACCAGAATTTCGGGTTCTACTTGCTTGCCGTAGACCTCGCCGCTGGCGAGCGAGAGCGCCATGCAGCAGGCGACGATGCCGTCGATGCGGCCGATGTCGTGAGTTGACTTTTTGACAGGCTTGATGAGTCCTTCGTCGTTGGTTTTCACTTGGACGTTACTCGCCTGCCATGTCAGGACCGGATTTCCGGCGTGTCGAAGTTTGCCCGAAGTCACAAGGTTTTCGAGCAACTTCGTCGGCCCGTTCATCGGGCCAAAACCCTGCCCGAACGGGTGAACTGTCACCCCTTCGGCCGAGAGTTGGGTCATGAGATGGACCGCATTCCAGCGGTCAATCGCCACGCCCTTCACCCAGTTCTTCTCGCAAAACGCGAGAATGTAGTCCCGAATCTCGTCGTAATCAGTGATGTCGCCATCAGTAAGTCTAACAAAACCGTCCTTGGCCCATTGGGTATACGGCACCCGATCCGCCTTGTCGCGCTTGTCAGCGTTCTCTTCGGGGATCCAGAACATCGCCTCGATGTCGACGCTGCCGTCCTCGTCAGGCCACACGGCCACGAACGCGGTCGTGTCGTAGGTACTGGCGAGGTCGAGGCCGCAGTAGCACGGGCGGCCGGCGCGATTGCGGAGCGGGCCGTCGCAGGACTCGAAAATGCCGTGCCGGAAGAACTTTTCCTCCGAGTTCGTCCACTGATTCAAATGGAGGCGACGAAAGGTCATTTCGTCGCTGGTCGACGTTCGGGCCTTGGCGGCCATCTCCCGGAAGTAGTCGTCCTTGATGGTCACGCCGTAGTTCGGATTAGCCATCCGCCAAGTAGTTTCATCGAACGGGTCTGCGTCACTTGGGGCCGCAAATATGCAGGGCAGGAACGTCGGGTCGTCGATGATGCCGTCTCGCACTTTCTCGGCGTACTGCCAAATCTGATAGCAGATGCTCTGGCGGTCGAAACCCGCAGTCGTGATCAGAATGGTCAGCGGCTGGCGCCTGGCGCCGGTACTCGTGGTCAAAACGTCGTAGAGTTCCCTGTCCCGCTGAACATGGAACTCGTCGAACAGGATCATCGAGCATCCGTAGCCGTGCTTGCTCGCGGCCTCGCTGGAAATGACCTTCAGAACACTGTTGGTCGACGGAACTGCGAGGGCTTTGCGGTAGGGCTTGATGATGGCCGAAAGGGTCTCGTTGCTCTCGACCATCTGCTTCGCGGCGTCGAAAAGAATGGACGCCTGCTCTCGGTCGCCGGCCACGCAGACGATCTCAGCCCCGGGTTCGCCGTCGGCAACGAGGCCGTACAGCCCGATGCCGGCCGACATCTGGGTCTTTCCGTTCTTGCGCCCAATGGCCAGGAGGGACTGCCGGTACTGCCTCGCCCCGTCGGGGCGCTTGGTGTTGAACAGCCGGTGCAGGTAGTCGCCCTGCCACGGGAACAGTTCAAACGGTTTGCCGGCGAACTCGCCTCGCGAGTGCCGCAGACAGGAGATGAAATCGCGTATGTCAGCCACCGGCCAGCAGCGCCTTCATCGGGTCTGCCGACTTGGCCTGACGGTCGACGACGGCCATTCCTAGGCGCGTCCTGTCGGCGGGCGTGAACCCAAGAACCGACTCCAGTTGCCGCAACTGCTCATGGCAGGCGGCTGACTGTGCGAAAAACGGCGACGGCTTTGCAGCCTTTTCCTCGCCCTGCCGGCCGACCATGGAGTGAAAGTGGATGGCCGACTTGGCCAGTTCTTCCTCGGCCGAATACCAGCGATCCAGCGTCACGGCGTACCGCAGAACCGAGTGCTTGTCGGTCTTGGCCAGGACGCCCATGTTGTCGAGGTGGCGGCAGGCCTCTCGAAACAGTTCGGCGGCCCGCTCCCGAACGAAGTCAGGCGGCTCGGGCAGAGTTTCGTAAAACTCGCCGAGTTCCTCGCGGTGGTCAGCGCGCCACGAACCACTCATGGCGAGAACGTGCTTCGGCTTCGGGGGCGGGCCTGGACGCATTGACAATGCTCCTACTATTCATAGGATACCCAGTACCACTTGGTCGGCGCAGGGAGTCGCCGGAACCGGGGGAGTTAGCCGTGCGCGACAGAAACCCACGAGAACCCTACATGAATCCCGCGAGGGTCGCGTGCGCGCGCGTTGGCGTCCCGTGCGCACGAGGTCTTTTTCCGCTGATCCCGTGAACGCGCACGGGGCGT